TCTTTAATAGGTAATGTTTGTTGTCAAGTGCTTCGTTGATTGGCCGCATGATAAGATCAACGGTTACATTGTCACTTGATTGATTGCAAATAGTGATTGTGCTAATGACAGCAGAATTAGACGAATCAGTAACAAATACATTCGTCAGCGTATTTGCATTTGGTAAAACTTGACCGAGAATTTTATTTGTAAATGCCACTTATGTACCTATACTTGTAAAGACAAATGGATGTGGGTATGCATCACCAACAACAATGGATGTATTGACAACATTTGAGAGGCGACCTTGTGCATCAACAGTAATCACAGGAATCGCAGTTGAACCACCATATGTTGCTGCGGTGACTGAAGTGTTTGCAAGTAATCCTGCTTCTACCTTTGTAAGTGCCATTTGTTTTTCTTCTTTGTTTTTTGTTTATTTATTAGTTGATAGATATTGAAGCAATTTTTTCTAATTCATAACGAACAATCACAATACCTGAACCACCTGCACCACCATAACCGCCGCCGCCTCCACCACGATTTGCTGTACCAGAAACTCCACCTCCAGGTGCACCACTCGCAGCACCACCTCCACCAAGACCACCAGTTCCTTGAACACCAGGAGCTGGACCAGCTCCTTGATTTGTACCTCCGCCACCACCAGCATAATACGTTGATACTCCAGATATAGAAGAAGCTAAACCATCACCTCCAGGACCACCTCCACCACCAGCTGGTGCTGGTGAGGTTGAAGCATTAGCACCAGCTTCACCAGCACCACCACCGCCGCCAGCATATGTCCATGAAGATAAATCTGAAGCTCCTATTCCACCAGGATTACCTTGACCTGGTATACCTAATCCAATAATACCGCCTCTTGCAGCATCAGTTGTTCCACCGCCAGATCCACCTGACCCAGCTACAGTAAGAACTGATCCTCCTCCACCACCATTAGAAGTAATTGTATCAAATACTGAATTAGTACCATTGGCTCCTACTGAAGGGCCTGTTGTTCCACCTCCACCTATTGTGACAGTTACATTAGCCGAATCAACAACAGGATAGCCAGATCCATAAAGATAACCACCAGCACCACCGCCACCATAAGGAGCACTACCACCACCTCCAGCAACAACCAAATATTCTACTGAAACATCAAAACCTGTTTGATTTTCAAAAAAACCAGATGATGTAAAAGTGTGAACTGCATTAGTGCCATCTATGGTTTGGTCACCACCTGTGATGTTGGTAGCAAGATTACCAGTAATAGTTGTATTCAATCCTATCGGATACGCAAATCCTTCAGGCCGAAAGTTTTGCAGCGAGAACTGCTTGGCGGTGTCACCCATTCAATACTCCAATTATGCAGGTTCGTTTTCTACAACAACCCAATTGGTCGTATCTTCGTCCCAGGTATACATCTTAGGTGGATCACCAGTACCAGCATCATCAGGCATTGCAACTGGTGCTTCCCAGTAGCAAGTGTCTGCATCCAGAACCCATGAGTTGTATGGTTTTGGTGCATAGAAAGCATCTCTCTCTGCATCGTATGTGTAACCGATACCTGCATAATTTTTACGCAGAGCTACACCACCATCTGGTTGTCCGTCTTGGCCGTAATGAACCCCGCCACGGGTATTATAGGAAGTTTGAACCCAAGAAGAAGGATCGCCGACTGCACCAGTATTAATAAAACTTTGTTCTGCGACAATGACTTGAGTTACAATTCCATTTTCTACTTTAGCAAAGTGTGCCATTGTTAAAATTTCTCCTTGTTTAAAAATGAAATATACTACGTTTTACTACTTATATGTATGTTAGTTGATGAAATAACTAAGTCCGATGTCCCATTTTACGATGACAATACCTGATCCACCAGAACCAGCTGAGCCAGTTGTATTTGGTGCTGTTGTACCAGAACCACCTCCACCACCACCTCGATTTGCAACACCAGAACCAGCCGCAACAGGAGCTGAACTAGATCCATCTCCACCTCCACCTAGTCCTCCAGTACCAACAGTTGCTCCTGAATAAGTACCGCCTCCGCCACCGCCAGCATATGCTATGGATGATCCTGAAATTGATGAGTTTGCACCAGCTCCGCCTGGTCCACCTAATGTAGGAGTACCATTTGTTCCAGCGGTGTTTGCACCGCCACCACCACCTCCACCATAAGCAGGTGTTGAAGCACCACTACCTCCACCAGCATTTCCTTGACCTGGAGTTCCTGGCCCACCAGATCCACCTTGAAAACCTCCACCACCAGAACCACCAGAATTTCCAGGAATTGCTGGCGCTGCTGCCCCAGCACCTCCACCGCCACCTAAAGAGGTGATTGAATCAAATGTTGAATTAACACCATTAGCGCCTTTTGAGCCAGGTCCTGGTGCAGCAGCGCCACCAGCGCCTACTGTAATTTGATATGTTGATCCTGGTGTAACAGGATATCCAGATGCAACTCTAAATCCACCAGCGCCACCGCCGCCTCCACCGTAGGCATATCCTCCAGTTTGACCTCTGCCGCCTCCACCACCTCCAGCAACGACTAGATATTCGACTTCAGTTATACCTGTGGCAATAGTCAGATTACCTGATGTGGTAAAGGTATGAACTGTATTATCTTTTGTTTGAGTGTATTTAAGAATGACGATACCAGAGCCACCTGCACCTCCTGTTCCTTGAGAAGTGCCGCCACCACCACCGCCTCGATTTGCAATACCAGAAGTGCCAGGTGCAGAACCTCCACCACCAAGTCCACCTGTTCCGGGTGTGCCTCCGGCATATGTTGCACCTCCTCCACCGCCAGCATATGCTATGGATGATCCTGAAATTGATGAGTTTGCACCATCGCCACCAGGACCTCCTGTGGTCGTTCCATTTCCGGTACCACCTGCTGTATTAGCACCTCCACCTCCAGCTGAAGCGTAATTTGGAGCTCCTACTGCACCACCACCTCCTGCTGGAGCTGGCCCTGTTGTTCCTCCAGGATTTCCTTGAGAAGGACTGACAACAGGGTCATTACCAGTACCTCCTGGATTTGTTGCTGTGTTAAGACCTGCTGCACCTCCGCCAGAACCGCCAGGATTACCAGGTCCATTTCCACTTGAACCACCTCCACCACCACCGCCAGCAGAAGTTACAGAAGAAAATATCGAACTTGAACCGTTACCGCCTCTACTACCACCACCACCTGCGCCTCCACCAGATCCAACCGTAACTGTATATGTGTTTCCAGCTACAATTGGAAAACCAGAAGCTATTCTAAAACCACCAGCGCCACCACCGCCGCCGCCTGATGAACCAGGCGAAGATCCGCCACCGCCACCGCCACCTCCAACGATCAAATATTCAACTTCGGTTACACTTATTGGTGCAACCCATGTATTTGATGTGGTATATTCTTGGATTACAGTAGAGTTACCTATTGGTAATGTGCCTGTAGATAATCCTACCGGATACTGATACCCCTTCGGCCGACCAATTGTTTTTATTGACATAGTTTAAGCTACTTCAGATCCAAAGATATTAAATGCGACATTTGCTTTGTTTGTATTTGCTCGAACAACATCTGCGGCATCAAGTGTAATACCAAGTGTGATACCAATTGAATCGGCAGCCGGTACAACACCACCACGAATGATGTATTGAGAGTTTGAATCAGCAGCACCGTCAGCAGCCACAGCGATTGAATACGATGCGTTCTCTGCGGTCTGATTACAAACGGTGATAGTTGAAATAACTGCTTGTGTTGCACCTGGGACAGTATAAACATCTGTCAGCGTGTTTGGTGTTGGTGCAGATTGTCCTAGAATTTTATATGTGGTTGCCATGTGTTAGAGTCCTGCCAGTAGAAATGGGTTAAATCCTGTTTCAATTGATACATTGGCAGCGTATGTCAATCTGCCTTGTGCGTCTACCGTAAATGATGGTACTTGATCTGCACCACCATAATTGCCCAAAGAAACTGTGGTATCTGCAAGGTTGTTTGCTTGAACTGCACCACCAGCAATTGCAGCCGTTGTGACTGAATTGGCCTGAAGCATGTAATCTTGAATTGAATCTTCTTCAGGTACGAACTTAGAAATTGTATAATTACGATAAGTAACAATAATGTTACCAGTACCAGTTGGTGGTGCCTCAGTAAATGTAAGTGTATTTCCCGAGACAGTATATGCAGTAAATGGATCTTGCTGAACATTTTCAACAAGAACTTCTAAATCTCTTGTTGTCGCAATCTCTCGATCAAGCGTAAAATTAACGGTAACATCATCACCATTAAATGATTGTGCGCTTGAAACAAAAACTTGCGTAGTAGGCGTTGAGCCAATATATGACATTAGGTGATCTCCAGAACCGATACAATTACATCAGAGTTTGCTGATGTTGAAACTGCAAGTGAGTCAGCAGCTTCAAGAACCAATTTTTGATCTCCACCGACTGGTACAAGAGCACCGCCAACTGCAATGACAGCTTCTCTGACCAAATAATAATCTGTTCCACCAGAGTGCAGAATGACATTTGCAGTAATTGGTGCTGTGACACGATTTGCAACTGTCATACCAATCACCGTAGCCTGAACACCAGTACCAGCAGTAAATACTACTGTGTTTGATGATACATTCGCCTGTGGATAATTTTTGAAGGTATTCGCCATTTATTTTTCCTTGATACTCTATTTATGCTATCCTAAAGCAATTGCAAACGCAAGTGAATCTGCCGTTGCAGCGTTAGCTGCAGCAAAAGCTGCGGTAACCGTATTTTGAATGATTAAATTACCAACCATGCCAGCGTGATTTTGACATTGATAAACATATGTATTCCCAATTAATTCAAACGGAACTTTCCAAATGAGTGTTCCACTTTCTTTTGCTTGGGCATCTGATCCTGTCGTGACCACACCAGTCGTTGAAACGTGTGTAAGTCCAACATTATAAAGAGTTCCACCATCCGACTCACGAACCAAAAATGGATGACCAGATGCGTTGATATTAAAAGCAATTGTTTGACCAGGATGTAAATATAAATCTGGATTATCTCCTGTGTATTGATCAAACAGATAAGCTGAAGTACCACTATTTGTTACCGCAAGTGTCGTAACTCCAGTTTTTGTATTAGCATTTGCAGAGAAAGAAAATCCACTTGCGTAAATATTACCAGCAACATTTACATCATTAAAACCAATTTCGTCAAGTGTAATGTTTCCTGTAACAGTAAGATCACCGTCAACAACCATATCGGTGTTGGCGTAGAATGTGCCGCCTGTTCCATCAGTAAGATTATTTGCAACACCGATAAGTGATTGTGTGGCCACCAACCATTGCTGGAAGGTATTAGCGGTTGAAATCTGATTAATAGCCATTAGTGATTCCTAGATGCAATCTGACGCAACAATTCTTTTATCTCTTGAAATTCGTCTTTAATAACATTTATTTCTTCTTGTAAACTCTGAATTGAAACTTTTGTTTCTCTTTTTTCTATGTGTTGTATCATTGCTGATCGGTTCGTGTTTATAATCGCTTTTGACTGCGAGTCACGAACCAGATCAGGATAATCTCTTACTTTTAGTTTCATATTAGACCAATGCAATAATTCTTAAATCTTTACACTTAGGAACTTTAGTACCATCATCAGACAAGAAGACAATCTTGAAGACAATTGCATCAAATTGTGGCAAATTGTCAACAAGTTTAGACACTTCACTAAACGACCCATTGAGTGTTGTTGGTAATGTCACATCAGTAATCTCAGTATATTCTTTGTCTTTCAGGTCAATTGTATCACCAACTTCACTAATCTTATAGTAGAACTTGATGTTTGATCCTGATGGTCTTACAACGTCAACAAAGAACTTAAATGAATCACTTGGATTGACAAAATCAACTTGTCTTGTGATGTATTTAGAGTATGCGGATCCATCAAATGGCGCTTCTTCTGCAATAAAGTTACGACCATTTGTAATTGTAAGTGACGTATCAGATGACATTGTTGAGACATTGACACCACTTAGATTGTAGACGGCCACATTTGCACCAGAATCACGCACTTCAATCACACGATATTGACCCGTACCAACAGCAGTATTTGAAGTAATATTTAAATAGGTACCTTGAATAATACCAGCCGCATTTGTAATATCAGTAGCATCAGTAAATGTAATGATACCTTGTGCATTTACAGTCGAAACTTGTGTGACAAGGATATTTGGTGTCGTATTACTTGCAATTGTCACAATATCATTTGCAGACGTAAAATTAGAATTATCATAAGTTGGATTATTGATGACATTCTTTACAAACAAACCTGTGATTGCTTCTGTATCGATGATAGGTGATAAAAATTCATTTTGTGTTATCATTTCAACTTTATGCAAGAAACTTACACTATTTGACATTAATTGTTGTTTATTAGGTACACTTGCAAGAAGTTTTGTTTCATTAAAATCAACTTCACCAACTTTAATAGAACTAAATGTTGTTCCAAGAGTGTAATCAGAGGCTCTTGTTGTTTTAATTTTATTGACAATAAATGTTCCAGATGGTCTCAACGAAGGAATAATTGGAACATAAGTGTCATAAACAATGTCTCGACTAATGGTAACACCTTCATTAACGATTCGAGAAGTCGAAGTTACGTTATCACTTACTGTACCTGGTAATGTGATTGTAAATGAATCAAGTGTTGTATTTGCAATAACAAAAGGAACATCTTCAAGAAGATCAACACCAATACCCACAATCGTAGATTCAGAATTCACACCAAAAGTATTTTCTGTTGGTAATCCAGTTAAACTGATGTAAGAACCAGAATTTTGACCGTGTCGTGGCGAATATATTCTTGCAATGTTACTATTTGGTGAAACTTCAATTGAAGCACCCTCAAGTAAATTCGTACCATAAAGCCCTGTAGGTATCGTAAATTCAACGGCACCAGTCACAGTAACATCAAATGCAGCACGATATAATGTAAACTTCAGGTCTTGATATTGATCTGGTGTCCATGTCGATGCATTTTGTGACTTAAACAGAACACCGATATATGGTTGTTCAGAGATAATAGAATTTGTAATTATATCTCTTTGACCAATCTGAGAAATCCAAACTCGATATTTGGTTGTCTCTGCCAAAAGAACAAGTGCATATTCACCAGGTTCTAAGAAGATTGGCGCATCCCATGAAATTGTTGTTGGTGTTGATCCATCAGATGTTGTTGTAATGTCTTCTGGATAAACAACTTTATTTGAAAGTGGAATCGTAAATGATCCAGGCAAACCATTGACCATTTTTCTCAATTCAATTCGCATTGGAATTGTATTATCTTTTTCTGAGAAAAATAGGTCAACTTTTGTTAAGAATAGACCACGATCAACAAAGAATGACTGAGCCAATGGATCTTTTCCTGTGCCAACGCAACGAGGAGCACCAGGATTAATGATTGCGATAGGTCTCGCCGATGCAGGTTTTAGTGTAGCCGAAATACAATCATCATAATATACAACACTAGAAGGAACATAACCACTATTTACAGCAGCAATACCATAGGCAATCTGTTTTGCGGCTCTACTGTTTGCTAATCTTGCTTGGCCCATGTAATCGCCAGGTAACTCATCACCAATATTATATAACTGTGCGCCAACTAAACTTGATCGACCACCAGGTTTATTTGTCAGAGCTTTTCTGAAATCTGATACTAATCTAATATCACTATCACCATCACCTTCTGTACCTCCTTGGCCTTTTCGACCATTAAGAAGTGTGTAAGCCATCTGAAATAATGCAGCCGTAGCATCATTTGCACCAACACCACCAGTAGCGGTATCTGTGATTGAAAGAGCATCAATATTGTAATCACCATCTAAAGGACCTGTGCTTGAAACTGTCGCAGCAGCAGCAATTCCTTCAATTGTTGAGTATGGAGTTCCTGCAGCATACTCTGACAACTTACCAAACCAATATGTTTTTCCTCCTCTATCAGCCAAACGACCAAGTCCATATCCGTAAACAAGATCAATAAAATCTGGTCCTAAAATTGGTGTTAGTACCTCATCATTATTCTTAGGTGGATCAGAGGTGACTTCATCTTCAATAACACCAGGATTTACTGTAATTTCAGTATCCGGTAAAGGTGTTGGTGGAGGAGGTGGTGGAGGTAATGTATCTTTCTCAATAATTGTTTTGAGAACAAGAGTACCATTTCGTGTTGATGTGTATTCATCACGAACAAACTGAATTTCTCCACTTGATGTAAAGATAGCCTCAGCCAAAGTTTCAAAATTACTGTCATTAACAACAGAACTTGAAATTCTAAAAGATTTTTCACCAATAGGCAAATTGAAAACATCTGCATCATAGTTAAAGACACCATCAATTTTACCAGTTTGATCAGTAATCAAATTAACTGTTCTAAATCCATTATTTGTTACTGTGCCTAAAACAGAAGGACCAACTGAAAGAAGAGCATTTGATGCTGTAAGTGAAATTAAACTATTTTTGGCCGTGCAATAGGGTGTGACATTAATGTTATCAAAATAGACATACACTCTTGTCCCAGGTTTTAAACCTTCGGCTCTAAATCCAATTGAAACACTTCTCATTTTTGGTGCAAAAGAAGTGCTCACGATAACATCTTTTTCTACTCTTTTGTTGACTTGTTCAACAACTTCAAATGATGTACCAGTTCTTTCAATATTAAGACCACCAACATTTCTCCATGATCCCCAATTCATATTGAAAAGACCTTTGGCAGCAGCTTCAGCAGCTAAGTGATCAAAGTTACCTTCTTCATTTGTGTATAAATCTGGTTTTCTTTGTGTGTCAAACCACTTGTCACTTGATGGACTTAAAGTAATCGTACCAGACCAAGTGATTAAACTAAATGGATTAATATTTTCTGTGGTACTGGCCTTTGAACTCTTAATATATTCTGTATGTGTATATGGTAAAGAGATAATACCAGAAGGCCAATAAACATAGTTGTTAGCTGTTCTAGCGGCTAAGGTTGTCGTATTGGCCGGATCAGTATTTGCACCTATAAATTCAATTAATGGTAAAGGTTGTGTTTCAGTTATTGGTCTTAACTCTCTGCGTTCTTCATCAATGGCAACGCCATAGTCACGATTGTAAACATCTCCAATGCCATGACCAGAGAAATTGTCAACGATAAATCCATTTTTGAATTTATCAAACCCATCAGCATCTTGAACTTGTAAAGCTTGTGTATCTCTTTCAAGAAGATTAAGTAAAGTATAATATTCAAGATTTTTAACTCGGGTTTCAATCTTACCAATATCACGCATTGTATATCGGCGATTGTCAATCTTTGTTACTTTAATGTTGTTCGCAACATCAAAAACATATGCATCTTGTTCAAGAACGAAAAGAAGCATTGAATCATCAGGAACAGTAGGTCGTTGAGGTGTTAATGAATCTACACCTTGAACAATTCTAAATTGCCCATCTCGATTCAATACAACAATGTCTGTTCTTGGTAAGTAGTATGAATAATCTGTAACAACATCAGATGAAGGATCAATAAAATCATTAACAGTAGCGCCAGTTCCAGTAAATCCAGTACCAGCATCATTAATTCTAGGTCTAAAATCTAAACAATCTCTTAATTGATAAATCTTACTTCCAGAATTAAAAGAGGGTATATCATCATAAGGTATGTCATATGAATCAACAGAGAAATAATCTCCAGCACCGTGAGTAAAATAGTTAAATGTAATTCTAATTGGGCCAGTTGGTTTTGGTTGATTTGGTTTTAAAACAATTGAACCAACATCATAATATGTTAATCTTTGACCAGTATCAACTGTATAACGACTTGTAATATCGACTGCGCCAGATGCACTATAAGCACTACCAAAAGATGCAGTAGACATGTAAACAGAAACAACATTTAAAACATCAGCTTTAGCGAGAGAGATTGTCGTTGCCTGAGCCGTATTTGCATCAACATAATCAATTGTAGTATTTGCTTGTAGTGTTTTAGATTTTTTATCAGCAGCTGAATTTGTTTTAGCCAATTTAGCAATAACAATAATATCTTCTGTCGCATAACCAGCACCAAGGCTTGTTAAGTCGATTGTAATATTCTTACCTGTTGGCGAACCACCTCTTGTAATAACAGAGGTAGGTGAAACAATATTGCCAGCATGAGTTCCACTTGTGATGAAGATAGTGTAATTTGTTGTAGAAACACCAGCGAAAATTTCATCTGTACCAGAAGTAATTGTAACTGCATTGGCTGAAAGTGTTCTTGAATATGTTCGTTTTACATCGTAGATAGTTTCTACATTGGTTGGATCAACAGAACGAATAACTTGATTTGGCATTTCAAAAAGATGCGGTAAATGTTCTGTGTCATTATAAGATACTGTGTTTAAAAGAGCAAACACACCATTGATAGAACCAGTAGCACTTGAATTTGCAGTTATCTGTATTGAACTGTTTACGTTTCCAACACGAAAAGTTTCACTATTAACAGTAATGTAATCACCATTCTTCAACTCTGTGGTAAAACGAGTTGCAGTACCATCAACTGTAGGTTCACCACTTGTAAGAGAAACAGAACCAGTAATTGCAGTAAGTGTTGGTACAATGTCAGCAGTAAAATCATCATAACCAGTATTATCAGAATAAATTTGTTTTACGTCACGTTCAAAGACATAACCACTTTCCATGGTCACATCAAAGAGCCAAAGACGATACTGTGCGTCTGAATTGCCTGGTGTGCCAGAATAAAATTCGATACCTCTTACTTTTGCAGTACCAACAAGAGTACCATTTGAAGTTCCACCTGAAGTATTGTATTCATTGTATAGTGATAGCGTACCTAAGTTAGCAATATCAGGCACAGAATGTAGATTTGTAATGTAAATGTAGTTACCAATTGTGGTACTTACAACCGCATTGTTTACGTTTGCGTAATTTCTTGCTTTATTTCCTGTGATGTATTTGCTCGAGACACCTTGAATTTCATAACCTTTAACGTAGGCTTTTCCTGGTGAGATAAGACCAACAAATAAATCATCATCACCACCATCAGAAGTTACAAAATATCCATCAAAATCTGTATTTGATGATCTGAGATGGTTTTTAATTTGAATGTTGTAAGGTCTTACTGTGTAGTCACCAGATTCATCAAATGTTCTTCGTGCAAGTGTATCACCGAGAATACTATACTGTGGATCCAAATTGTCTTTAATAATTTCACCGTCTTCAACACGAACCAACTCAACAAAATCTGGATCTTGGTCAGCTGTAAATGGAAGATCACGATGAGAAAGATCAAGTGCAATCTTATAACGATCTGCACCAGGAGCAATGTAGTTACTTGCCCCTACTGCCGGATCAAGAAGTGAAGTGTCATCTGTAGCAGTTGTTGTAGATTCAGTAACTTGAAAACCTAAAACAACATTATTTGCCTGAGTATATTTTGATGCGATATATCTTTGTGCGTCATGATAGGCAAAAACACCTCTTGTAAATACTGCACCCGAACCAATTGTGAAAATTGTTCCAAAACCTACAACATTACTTGTATTTGCTACTTGAAGTGTAAGATTACCAACATCATTTACAATTAATTCACTACTTTGAAATCGAGTGTTTGTTGCGTTTGCAGTTGTATTCGAACTTAGATATTGAACATACAATGTTGGTGGATCGCCTGCGGTTGTAGAAATTGCAGTATCAACAACAATAGCAGTAACATTAGAGTTAGCACCAGTAATGACACGATTTACAAGTGTGCTGATTGTAGAATCAGAAACATTGGTACCGTAAGAAGTTGTAAGTTTTACATAATGGTGTTTGCGATCAAGAGAAAAACCACCAGGAATTACAATCGAACCTTCTTTGAAAATGCTTTGGCCAAAACGCTCAATTTGTTTTTGAATATTTGTTTGAATCTGTGTAAGTTCACGAGCCTGAACGGCACGACCTGGTCTAAAGAGAATGCGATAAAACTGTTTCGTTTCATCGAAATCGTCATAATACGGGTTTACATTGTAATTAGTTGCCATGTTTTGCCTTTAGAACTGTAATACGAATCTAATATTTTCTGCTTGACCATCTTCTCTATCTGTCTTTACTGCATTCTCAACATATAATATATCGCCTGTATATGGTTCAAATTCTGGGTCGATTGATGACACAACAGTTCTTGAAACACCAGAACTTGCACCAATTACAGAAAGACCCACAGAAAATGTGCCTTGTACCTTTGTAATCTTTATCTGTGTTGCAGATTGAGAGTAAACATAACCATATGCAGTTGCGTTGTTTGCTGAATTTCCTTGATAAACATACTCATCTAATGTAAAGGCTGAGCCTGGAGTAAGTGTCAAAGTTCTTGCTTGAGAGATTACAGCATTTGCAGTAGAATTATTTGCCCTCGATGTTTGACCATATTTATGCGGATTTCGGAGAAGACCAAATTGTCTGAATGAAGTGTCTACTGAGATAAGACCACTTTCTGTAGAGTCAATATCACCAATTTTACTGGTAACCATAACTCTGGATGTCAATAAATCTTTTGCTGGATTGAATGCGTGACCAAACTTAGGTGCAATGATACATCGACCATTTGCACCAGAACCAGAACCGTAAATAAACACATTTGCATATGAATAACCAGTTCCAACTGTAGATATAGTTACTTTTGAAATGGAATCATTTGCAAGTGTAACTGAAGCAGCAGCATCTTGGCCATCACCATCAAAGAATACCCTGGTTGTAATTGTTAGATTATTACCAGAACCACCACCATTTGCGATTGCAGAAGATGAGAGTGTGATTCTGTTGTTTGGTGTATCAACAGTAGAGATATGTGTAGCTGTTGGTATACCTGTACCGGTGACTGTCATGTTTGCAGCCACATTTGTCGTATTTGCAAGAGTTAATGTCGTGCAACCAGTTGTAAACGATGATACGGTCACCACACTATGATAGTATCCAGAACCACCATTTTCAATTACAACGGTCGTCAATTCACCATCAACAACACCAGTATCATCAAGATTATAGTCAGAGAGTGTCGTGGCAGCTGCAGCTCTTGTTGGAATAGGCATCCAATTGGTTGTCAAAAACTTATTTGATGGTCGAATGTTATACATGTATTTCCAAATATAACCATCCGCAGTAGAAATCACACCATTTGATGTTGTATAATCACCTGTTGGTTCGACCGTAGAGTTTCCAGAAGCGTTATTTGAAAGACACTTATAGACATTTCGATCCGATGTAATTGCGTAAAATGCTTTCAAATTCTGATCTGTGTTTGCAGATAATAAATCTGTAAATGTAATTGTATCGTCATATTGACGATATTTGGTGTCTGCTGTCCAGTAAACTCTTGGAATTACAAACTCAACATCGTTAGCAGTAACTCTTTTGGCACCAAACATATTATCCCAAACGTCTTTTTCTGTAGCGATTGTCTCTACAATTGCGTCTGGAGAAGATTCATTTGCGTAAGGTGTATGATTTCCAATGAAAACATATTGTATGGCTGGACTTGTCGCAGAAAATGAATCTTTGAACAGGTCAGCGTTATTGAGTGAGATTTTCTCTGATGTATAAGTTAATGCCATAATTTTTTATTTATGTGACTAAAATGACGGTCTGTGATGATGCATTAGTAGAAAATGCGTTTGAAACCGTCAAACTTGTATTACTTATGATATTATTGACTGTTCGTATTTCATTGTTGACTGCAATCTGTGTTCCGATTGTGAGAATACCAAGTGTATTTGCAACATTGAATCGTGTGTTCGTACCCGTAACGGTGATAGATCCATTTGTAATTTCAACAAGACCAGACACCGATAGGTCTTTTGCAGTATTTGTTGTGAGAGGAACATCGATTGTTTTAATGATTGGAAACTCAGCATAGTTCTTGAAACCAGCCGGATGCAACAATCCTTTGAGAATTTCTTTATATTTTGCAAATTCTACTGCCACTTCAGTTACATAGGTAAAATCAATGTAATAATCTAGACCTTGAACTTTTCTTTCAAAGGCAGATAGAATACTTTCAGAACTTAACCAACGACCAGCAAGAGAAACGTAAGATCGTTCAATTGCGGCTTCAGCAGTTGCATTACCATCACCAGATTGTGTGAGGTCAACCGCAGGCAGAAACTCGTATCCTTTACCTGGGTTGGTGATTCGTATTGTTCGAATTTGACCAGCAACAGTCGATGTGCTTGCGGTAATCGTTTCTCCATCACCCATCAAAGCAATGATTTCTACATTCGCATTGGCAGCTGAAGTGTTTGCAGAAGATACTGTAATCGCTGGAAAGTTATTCTGAACATAACCTTGGCCACCAATTAAATACTGATCAAACAGACCAACCCGTCTTTCTGTAGATGTTCGACCAAAAGCAACATTCACATTTAAAGATGTTGCAGAAGAAATTGAATTTACATATCGAGCCTCAGAGTTAATCATAATCTGAGAACCAACTTCTAATTCAGTATCAAATGCTGTTCCATTTCCTACAATTGTGACGTTACCTGATTCTGTATTAGCAGTACCAGTAATTCTCGATGGTTGAAACTCAATCTTTGTGATCGCACCAATTGAACTTACATTTGTAACTGCTGCAGCTGCGCCAACACCATAGACACCAGATGGATTTGCACCAAACACAATTTCATCACCAATTTCATATCCATCACCACCATCATTGATTTGAATACGACCTAAAGAACCAAACGATTTAATATCAATAAATGTATTTGCAAGCGTTTCAATCTTAGCACCATCAGCATCAAAGATTGCACCGTTGGCACTTACATCTGCAAAAAGAACAGTAAGTGCAGTCATAGGCCCAATGCCTGTAATCGTACCTTTTGACAATGCGTCAATTAATCGTGTCGAAACATTTTCACCTGTTGGTATTACGTTTGCAGGAAAACCATAATCAGATGCTGAAATTAAGACATTTGCGTAAGTATCAATTACGTCTGTAAAAATTGTAAACGAATTTGCTGAATTCGCACCAGAATCATCAACGGATGTCACAGCAAGTGTGATTGTACCAGAAACATTTGAGGCAGAAACAATACCACCAAGTTGGAATCCTGCACCACCTAACCCTACATTTGCTGAATCAACAGCACCCGTAAAGATAGATCCAACGATTGCTTCAGCAGGTGTAAGTGGTAAACCACCAGTAACAAGAACTGGGTCACCAACATTATATCCTGAACCACCTTCCGTGACTGTAATTTGACTGAGTGGTGAAACTGTTTCAGAACCAATCTGAATAAGTGTCACACCATCATCAGCAATGATATCCATTGTAACCACTTCAGCATTTAAAAATGTACCAAGAAGTGTATTTGTAGTAATGTATAATTCTGTTGATGTTTGAACACCGATCAATCGTGGAATGGCTCTCTCAATAATTGCACTTGCACCAGAAGAAGAACCAACCACTCTACGATTGTTCAGTAAATTTTCATTGAAATTATCATAGTGAACTTCAATGTCAGCACCATCAGCAGGCGCTGTGTTAAAAATAATTTTCTTTGATTCTTTTCGAATAAAGAATCCAGATGTTGTTTCTACATCATCAACATAAACAGTAACATCACCTTCACCAACTTGTTGAGCTAAAAGAAAAGTTGTAGTTGAACCATCACCAGTATAGAAAGAATAAATGTTGTCATCAATACGCAACACATTTTCTTGTGTCCAATCACCAGCTGATGCACGAAGAATATTATTTCTTGGAAGTGTTAATTCAACATCTTGACCATAAAGAAGTCGAAAAAGAAAAGTATAAGATTTTTCATTACCTCTTGCCAGATAAAGTGGTAAAACATTTTTGATGAGAAATGCTTTATCTGAAATTGCATCTTGTGGTATTAAAGATGCAAAGTTATTAATAAAACTTTCTTCAAACTCATCAATTGAAGCATCAACGTCTGATACATTTCGAAGAAGTTTAGATTTTGAAGTTAAGTCATTATTCTGAACACCTTGTTCTTGTTCAAGAAATTCATAGTAAGCCTCAAGAAAAGAAATAAAGAGTGGGTGTTCTTCCCGAACAAATTCAGGAACTTGATCTTCAACAAGTAAAGAAGTTTTTAAATCTGTAGACATTAAGTTCTTATGGATTCAATCTGTGTTATAATTGAAGCGGTATCTGTTTCATCAATCGTAAGAATTGTGTTTCTTGTTGACTCAATAATTGTTTCTTCTGCTTCAATACTAAAATACAAAAGACGATCTGCGGTAAGAACAGAGAGAATATTCAAGTCATTAATTTCAACGACACCAGTATCATAGTTAATTGTACCAACATTGTTATTGATAATTTGTCGATTAGCATTTACGTCAAAGTAAATTACACGCAGAGTACCAACTCTCGAATCAATGACAGGATTTGCAGATGCTGAAAATCCATTACCCGTAATTGTAACGGTTGCTCGTGAATAGTCAGCACCACGATTTGTCATTCGAATCGATATAATACGTCCACTTTGAATTACAGCTTCGGCCGTTGCACCAATACCATCACCAGAAATTGTAACTATTGCCGATGTATATCCATAACCAGAATTCAAAACTTCAATTGATGCGATACCAGTAAATGATTGTGGCACTTCTTCAATCAAAGCTGTTCGAATTACACCTGTTGCATCAGCAGTTCTAAACTGAGATGATGTAAGTTTGTTTGTAACCGTTCCACGATGAAGTGGTACATTAAAATTAATTGTATAGTTCGTTGCGGTGCTCAATGTAGGTGTAATTCTTCTCTGCAAACGAACAGCCGTTTCTGAACCAACAATTGCATTTGTATCAACACCATCAATTGCATCTTGCAATCTTGACAATGAGAACGTGCTATTAAACTTGTTTAGATTTGTGTTTCGATAAAGAAGAATAGCATTTCTTATCTGATTTTGTAATGTTGTTATTGATGCCGTTGTCTTTTTCGGATCGTATTTAATACTCGTATCTAAGAGAATATACAAAAATTCTGGATCACGAATCTCAGCGTCAATTGAAAGAATTGCTTTTGGTTTTATGATTTCATCAATGATTCTTTGTTTTTCTGTATCAGAAATATAATAATTTGTTTTTGGTTTTAAAGAAATTAAAACTTTACCATAAATTGGTGGATCTTCATCTTCTCCGCCCCAAATTGAAAGAGAATCGATGCTTGGGTAATTTCTACGAATATATGATTCATAATCTTTCTTTGTGACCAATCGGTTCTGTGTTACATACTGAAGTGGTGCAGAAAATTTAATTTCGTCAACCGATTCTCTTAAAGCACCACCAGCTGCATTGTCAACAACATCGACTGTAAAATCAGTAATTGATTCTCCTAAAGTATCAGTAAGTGCTTGCCTTGCAACAAATCCATTTGCTTTTTGAGCAGCAGTTCCATTTGAAACAAGATATGTAACAGAAACAACAGCACCATCTGGAATCTTTTTACCAATAATGTCTTGACCGAAATAAATTTGAAACAGGCCATTTCGACCTTCTTGTAAAAAGAAAACTTCAGAGGTAGAACTCACATCTAAAAGTTCAGTAAATCGAGAATACGTTGTTGTTGCACTATTTGATGAAGATTCTGTAACAGATACTTTAATTGTTGTCGTATCAACTCCTGAATCAGGCAAAGTAAAAACTTGTTTTGGATTTGTTTGTTCAGAATGTGAAAAATTGTAAGTTACCAATTGACCTTCATAAATGTTTAATTTTTCAAAAACAAATTGACTATTGGCTTTCGTAACAGTCGTGTCATCGAGAACAACAAAATTATATGCAACACCATCAATTTGATTTGCGAGGAAAGAATATCCTTCTGGTATTGTCAATGTTGAAGCATCAGAAGAACTTGAATTGGCAGTAAATTTGATTGTTGCAATAGGAGATTTTTGTGAGTATGGTGTATAACCAAAAGATTTGGCATGAGAAACAACCGAATCTCGCAACAAAGCCGTATCAAGAAAAGCCTCATTTGCAACCATGTTCAGATAGTAGGCATTATAGTGTGTATTGTAAGCCAACACATCCAACAAAACACTTAAACCTGAACCATCAAAGTCATAGTCAGTAAATTGACTTTGTTGTTGCAAAAAACTTTTTAAATTGTTCTTGATTGTGTCAAAATCAAGTTCTGTGACTCGTAATCTATCTGCCATTTTATCTAATTCGTTCTAAAAAGAAGTTTATTGAAACTGGATTTGGATTGTTAACAAGAAAAAACTCAACTTCAACATCATATCTATTTTGATCTGGACTTGGTTTTGCAACGACTTTTGATATGTTGGCTCTAGGCTCAAAGTTACTCACAACCTCTGTAATTTCTCTTTCAATCTGTGCTGCTGTAATCGAATCGACTGGTTCGAACAACATTCTGCGAAGATTGCTACCAAGTTCTGGTTGAAATGGTCTTTCGAAATGTTGAGTAAAAATTAAGTTTTTTACTGAATTGATGATTGCATATTCATTCGAAAACGTAGTTACATCTTTTCGAATAGGGTGATTTGTGAAGTTCAGGTCTAAGTCACGAAAGGATCTTAGTGTGGGTACATCGACCGAAACAAGTGTAGTTGTAGTTGCCATGTTTTATTTATCTCAATCTCCAACAAAAACATCAGAAGAACCACCAGTTGCAGAGGGAGCACAATGAGAGCCTCCTAAAGGAACACAAAGACCGTCAGCTGATGCTGAGTCACCCACATTGACAACAGCAACACCTCCAATAAAAACATTTTTAGTGGCCGCACTCAAATTTCCGTCGCCATGACTGTTTGGATCACCATTGATAGACCATAAAAGACCATTTACATAAACATTTTTTGATTGGGCTGTCACAGTAGAAGCACCACAAGCTCTAGAATCTGTGTTTCGATGGGCAGCGTTTGACATTATGGATTCAAATCTATTCTTGGTGCTTTGATGACCATATTACCAAGAGATTCAACGGTGTATGTTCCTTTGACATAATGAGTAAAATTACCATCAACACCAATTGACATACTACCACCAGAATGTAAAGCCACATGACCCACAACATTGGCTTGAGCATTTCCATTAATCTGAGCATCAAAATTACCAATCACATTTGCACTCACATAACCATTGACACCAAGATATACATTTTGACCTACGTTTGCACGAAGATTTTTATCAACTCTTACATATGCATTTTCTTGAACATAGATTTCTGTATTACCTTGAACTGTTACATGAACATTACCCATCACATATAAATGATCGTCTTTAAGTATAATTGAGTAATTGTTCTTTGTAACTTTTTCTACTTTTGTTCCGTCTGGCATCCATTCTATAAACGAACTGTTTCGATGTGCAATGTGAATTCTTTCAGATCCAAAAGTATCATCGAACTCCATGATGTGACCAGATTCAGTTTCAATTGCATTATTGTATGGATACTGTGCGTTGTATGATGTTCGTGGTTCATCCCAAGTATTATAGATAATATTGTTAAATGATGGAACACCAGCTATTCGAGTATTTCTTCTTTCTTGTATGAAAGTTGATTGTATTGTTTCTTCATCATTCCTAGCCAATCTTGGTGTTGATGGTTCGTCTAGTCGATTTGGATATAAGCCAGCCGTTTCAGTTTCAACAAGAACAATACCATAACCATTTGCATGGTATACTTTGTTTGCAGGTCTTCTTGGTGATACTCTGAGTAAAGTATCACTTCGATTGTCTGTAAATGCTTCTTGTCGATTTGGTGCTTTTAATGGTATGCCAGGTATTACACCGACCATGACAGGTTCTTGTGCATTTTCACCATCTACGAAAAATCCAAAGACCATATCACCTTCTTTTGCGGTGTATGCATTTGAATTATTCAATGGCATCGATGGCATTGCCCAAGGAAGAAATTCTGTTGGTAAAAGAACTTTATCTTCAGCGTGCCAACCAACACATCTCACTCGACAACGGCCAAGTTTAAGTGGGTCTTGTCGATCTTCTACAACACCAACCCACCAAGTAAATCCATTTTTACCTGCAAAATCTTTATTTTCATCATCAACCATATGCTAAAACCTGACTTGTTTGATCTGGATTTGAAGAAGGTATTACATCATTGTCTGTTGATGTGGTTGCAACTTCAATAATCGTTTCGTGTTTATCATATCCAATAACATGTCGTGATCCAACGATAATGTATTTACCACTTAAACTCACATCGTCATTATCCGAACCTGGTTCTTTCATACCAAAAAATGGTGCATTTACCGTCACATTAAATCCTGAACTCAGTTGAAAATTTCCAGGCATCGTGACTTTAACTCTTTTCGACATAAGGTTTGCAAAGATGGCTTTTCTCTGAAACAAATAATTTTCTCTGTCATCAATTTTTGAAAGTGAACTAGGATCTCGGCGTTTAATGTAATTACTAAATTGACGATTCGTACCAAATATACTTACAGATTTTCTGGCATCAAATGTATTTTCGTTTGTTTCACCTGCTCTGTTTTGAATAACAGAAAAGTTTGGATTTTTATTACCATGTTTCATTGATGTATAATGATCAGCAAAACTAACTGTCTTTGAGTTTATTGTTCTTGTAATTGGATCAAAACCAATAAAACGACCAGCATTGACACCAGAACGTGTCTTTTCTATCATGTCGTTTTGTGTGACAACTTCAAAACTTCGAGCAGTAGAAATTTCAGAAAAAGCATCAGAACCACTTAAATTTTTAGCTTCAAATTTAATTTCTAAAATATCTTCTTTTATCAAAAGACCAGAAAGAGAAACAAAGTTATAACCAGCGATGTTTTGATAGAAAAGAAAATTTGGAGAATTTTGGTTATCTACAGCTCTTTTAGCACACCAATCGATTGCTTCAAAAGGTCTTAAATTTGGTATGACAATTTTTTTAATACCAAATGTTTCTTGAAAAAAACCTTTGAGGTCTTTTTTTGGCACTTTCAAATAATTTTCAAGAATTCTACCTACAATTTGTGAGTATACATTTTCATAAGCCTGATTAACTCTTTGTTGATCCGAAAAAATTAATTCATCAGCAACAAAGTTTAAAATATACATCTCACTATTCATACCTTCGTTTGTTCGATTTGATTGTTTATAAATTCGAAACGACCTCTTATATGATGCAACATCACTATTTTTGTCTTTTGCAATATCGATCAATAAAGATTCTGATCCATCAAATATTAAACGGCCAGAAAGTCCAACCGAATCACGAATTAAAATATTACCACTAATGACAGGTGAGAACAAAGAATCAAAGATATTGATTTCTTCATAAATGGTAGATATATCAATTGGCCCACCTTTAGTGACAATGACCAGTTCATTAATTTTAAACTGGGTTGATTTTTGTACCTCAATCGTCATGAACTAATCGTTTTCTTAAATTCTTTCTCTACGGCCGGCGCAAATTCTTTCTTTAGTAAAGTAATTTCTCTTTTGGCATCATTTATTTCTGTTTCATATTCAAAGTAACTTCTTGTTGATTTAGATATTCTCTCAGTTACTTGTGTGCCATTTTGTAGAGTATAAGTTGCTGTTGTTTGAGAAATATTTGCATATGTGTTCGCATCGACTTCAAGTTTTTCTGTGATTACACTACCGTCAGCAGAGGTTCTTGTAATTACTTTATAGTATGCTTGAACATTACTAGAACTTAAAGCCCATTGTATGCCAGTTTGAACAGTAGTATTTGCTGCACCATTTGCAGAATATTTTTCATCAACATACTTAACAAGATTTCTTTCTGTAAGTGGCCAGTCCCATTGTGGGTCAATTATATCATTGAACAATAAAACCATCCAATGTCTTTCTACATTACCATAATACTTATGAGCAATGATTTCTGGTGTATCACTATCTTGAATATTGTATTTGTAGAATGCAGCAGAGTTTTGTTTTAAAGAATCTTCAAAAGCAAAACGAGAAATAATATTTGTGACAGTATCTAAACCTTTTGGTTTATTGTCATTTGTGTAAAAAGTTTTAGGATAATAGTTGAAAAATTTAGCCATAGTTATGGTATATTAGTTGGATCTCTGGACTCAGCTCTCTGTAAACTTGATTTTTGATCAAACTCATCCGATGAAGTAAAATCAGATTTAGTGAGATAAGTGACCTCTTGAAATTGAAGTGTCATTTGCATTGCAACCGGCATACCAGTTCGACCAAGTTTTGGTCCGTTTTCACCAGGAACTTCATAAGTTGCAAAACCATTTGGAGCATAATTCAAATCAATAGTTGTAAGGATACAAGTTGCAATACTAGGAATGTTTGGGTTGAGATTTCCACCATAATAAAATCGAATATCGAATTCAGAAGGTGGAACTAAAAAACCTCTAGAACCTTCTAAAAGTTCAGGTGCTTGATGAAATCTAAATCTCTCAACGATTCTTTGAACTTCAAAAGCTTCTTTTTCATCTCTTGGATAAAACATAAAATCAAATTGAAATGTTCTAAAGTTTGGAGAACGATAAATCATTTCTAACATTGGATTTGTAACTGCACCAGCAAGGGCGGCAAATGCAGCTTGGCCAGTTTGACCACCAACTGATGCGCTAATTTGAGATCCAGCATACAAAGCAGCAGATTTTCCAGCAGCCATTCCTCCTTCTGCTGCACCTTTTAAAATACCACCAACACTTTTTGCATCACCAGATTCTATTGCCTTTTCGATTGCAGAACTACCTGCGGCTGCGATTTGACCAAGTAATTCACCACCCAATGAAAGTTGATCATAAGTTTGACTATGAGAATACAAAAGAGTGTCTGGCATATACAGAGCAATTGCGTCTGACGTAAGTTTTGTTGTTCTCAAAAAATTCAAACCGCCACCTGTAATTGCTTTTAACTTATTATCAAAAACAGCTTGTGATGCAGAAGAATTACCACCAAAAGAAATACTCGATTGACCAAAAGGATTACTAATCGAACCTAAACCAACAGATTGAGTAATTTTATTGATAC